GTCATCTGACGAAGAACTGATAGCATAGGAATATCATAAGGATCTAGGTTAGAGTCGGTCAGCGGTAAGTGGCTGGAACCGCTTCGAGGGTCAAATTTGAATACTTTTTGGAATAATTCAAAGTAATCATTTTGGACTCTCTTGATCCCTGCCCCGATTTCTCGCCTTACAATGGTTTGGGCCGCCAAGGTTGCGGTCCTAAGTATCGTAAGGGACGAGAAAGGAATACGTGACTTAACTAAAGCGTGTCAGGCCTTTAAAGCCTGAACTGCCTTACTTTCGTCAGTATATCAACAGGGGAGAGACAAGTATATTTGTACTCGTTTTAGGATTTGTTCTCCTAAACGAGAATGAGTATACATTGCCTTCAGGGATTCCAGCCGGGCTCCCAAGTCAAGCACAGAGTCGTAACCTCTAGAAGGAACCTCGTGGCTAAGAAGTTCGACCAATAATGGTCAGGACTTCGAAGTCTCGAGGACTCCAGCTATTGGAAACGGTGAAACTTCGACTCCGGCAGAGAATCATCTTTTGGCGAACTCAAAGCTATCACAGCTTATATGAGTTTTAACCTTAGATATCTCTACCCCGAGAGAAGAAATTATGTTTCTGTACTGACGAGCTACCTCGTCATGATGTATTACTATATCATCACCTAGTAGCATATAGCAGCGTTTTATCGCTTTAGGCTTAAGCCCAGCACGAAGACCTGCTATGAAAACTACCATGTGATGACACAGTGCAAACATGGCTCAAGAGGAGTACGCACCCATCGGTTGACCACAATTATATTTGTATGGTTTCCCCTGGTGTCAGAAGCTCTCTGAGATCATGATTTGCTTTCAACTTTCTGCAACTTCTCTGTTCGTCAACAACGATAAGAGACGCTCCTGAATTTCAAGAGGGAATCTATCTGTTGCTGCCGACAAGTCGAAGCTGTAGAATTTTGAAGATCTACTAAGGTCCTTAGCGAACACGCTGGTTAGGCGTGTTTGGTTAAAGGTACAGTCACCTGGAAGTCTACTCAATTGCTTATAAAGGCTCTTGTGTAAAGTTCTCAGTGCTGACTGCGACCAATAATCAAGTATCGCGAAGACCCTACTCTTCGTC